CGGACATATGCTAGTAGAGGGTAATAAAATAAGTAAATGCTTGAAAATTAAGAGGGAGGCTGAGAGGAATTTGGCTGATAATAGAGCTAATGTAATTCGTTATGAATGCGGATTTGTAACAGCAGAATTAAAAGAAGATGCTGAAGGTAATCTTAAAATATATAAAATAATTGAAGATAAGTACGGGCATTAATGGCTGAAGATAAAAATCTTTTAGATAAAATTCGCGAGACTGCAAGTTACTATGACAAAAAAGTAACTGACGCTATAAATTATGTTACACCACCACCTGTAAGAAAAATAATTGGAGGTATAGAAGCTCTTTTACCTTATCAAGATAGACCAGATGCAACAGCATTCATAAAAAATCCTTCTGTAAAGGAGGGATTAGAACTTTTAAAGGATACGGTAATTACAGGAGCAGAGTTAACTCCTTTAACTTATTTAGCATCTAGAGGTGTAACTTTACCGGGAAAGGTAGCACAAGAAGTGACATCGGGTATTAAACCAGTAGTAGCGGGTAGTAAAAAAGGAAAAGTTATACAAACTGGTGATGAAACAACTGAAGGGACTTTTAGATACAGAGGAAAAACTTATAATAAATCAGATGGTGTTCTTGTAGAGTTTCCTAATATAGATCCTAAAACAACAAGAACGGTCAACAGATCATGGACACCAAAAGAATCATATGGTAAACCAAAAGATCCACCTAGAGTAACTAAATTTACTAAGCAGTTAGATGAGTTAGAGCCAATAGTTAAAAAATTATTTCCAGATAAAAATTTACATACAATCAAAAAAAGTTTTATTATTGATGCTTTAGAAAAGAAAGGCTATACTAATATAGGCAGCTCTACTATTAAAAATTTAAAAGAAAGAATAATGAAAAGACCTCCAACTAAAGAAGAAATAAAAATATCAACATTTGTTGATGACACAGGAAGACCTGCTGAAGAATATGCTGTATCAACTTTAAAAGGTAAAGATTATGAGACAGCACAAAATTTTATTAATAATATATCAGCTTCTGGAAATCAAAAACCATTGTTAAGAAGACATTTATCTAGAATGATAACTCAAGCGCGTGCTCAAGGTGCTAATGATGCAGAAATTACAAAAATATTAAAAAACTACGATCAAAAAAAATTAAAAGAATTTTTTAAAATGGACGAGGAATTAAGAAAACTTAACAAGCAAGCAAGTGACTTGGGAATTAATCCTACAGTTGCAGGAAAACCTTATGCAATAAATATATCACATAAAAAACCAACCTCCTTAGATTGGAAAGGAGCTTTTGATCCAGACAATATGTTTTTTTCAGACAGTATAGGTAATACTATAAAACAACGATCTATTGAAAAACAAATAAAAAGTTTGCGTGAAGGAGTAAAAAAATTATCAACTTTATCAGAGAAAAAGGAATTTGCAAAAAAACCAATACTTGGATATAAAGATGACATACCAAGGAATATAAAAGAAGCTAGAGAAGCGTTAGAAAAAGAAAATTTAATTTCTAAATTTGATTCAACACAATATGGTAAAGCAGATCCAAACGACCCCTACTTTAAACAGGCAATGGCAGATAAGATTGTAAAAAGAATTATAGAAGGTAGGTTTAAAGATGGTGGAATAGTAGGAATCAACCATTTAATACGACCTCTAGTAAATTTTTAATCCCACAATTAAACGAGAATAAAGAAAACAGGTCTTGGGTAGGATAAACCATTACAAAACCTGTTTCCTGCACTGAGGCGTTAAAAAACAGTGTTTAAATGGATTTAGCCCTTTTTGATGTCAATTGTGCGTGGTTTTTCCGATTCTGGAATCTCACGGTGGTATTTTATACTTAACATGCCATCTTTTAGTTTTGCACCATCAACGACGATCTGTTTATGAAGCTGAAAACTTTTGGTAAAGCTTCGGTTCGAGATTCCTTTGTGAAAAAATTCTTCTGAATCTTTATCCTCTTTGCATCCATGAACACTTAAAGTGTTTTCTTTTACTTCGACCTTTAAATCCTTTTCAGCAAATCCCGCAACAGCGAATTCAATGACACCTTGGTCATCTTTTTCTTTTATATTGTAGGGTGGATAAGTTGATACTCTTCTGAAGTTATCAAAAAAGTCATTGTGAAAACCAAGAAAATGGTTACGTATAATATCTAGCTCGTTCATATTAACCTCCTATTAAAGCAAGATTACATGGACCCTTATGGCGTCCATAGATTATATATAAACTATATTAACCACTTTTTCAAGTCTTCTCCTAAAACTTTTGTTGCTAAATTAATCTTTCCGCGTAAATTCTTAACAATATACTCATCTATCGTGCCCTCTGATATAAGATCAATATAAGTTACTTTTTTTGTTTGGCTGATACGGTGTGCTCTATCTTCTGATTGCAGTCTAATTTCTAAATCGTAACTATTGCTGTAATATACAACAGTATGACTAGCAGTGAGAGTGAGACCATACCCTCCGGTTTTAGGATTGCCAACGAAAAATCGTAGATTGCTTTCTCGATCTTGGAAGCGACTAACAATATCTTGGCGGTCGCGATCAAGAGTATCGCCAAAGAAAGATTCCACGGCGTCCGCTCCATATCGTTCCGAAAGAATTTTTGTAATTTCTTTAATATCATGACGGTATACCGCCCAAATAATAACTTTTCCATCGACCTCCTCCAGTATATTTAATAGTTCTGTTATTCTATTATTTTTTAACGGTCGCACTTCGCCGTCGTCCGTTGCTAAATGACCGCATGTAATTTGATGCAGTCTAATTAATTGTGCCAGCGCACTAGCCGCCGTTGTTTGTGAACCTTGCAATTCTGTCAACGCATGTTTCTTCATTTCAGTGTATGCTTTTAGTTGTTCGGGTGTTAAAGATATGGTACGTTTCATATAAACTTTATCCGGTAAATCTAAACAATCTTCTTTCAATACACGGTACGAAAACTTTTCTAGCTTAGAATTAAGTTCATCTAGTCGTATATATCCTGTAACTAATTTAAAACTATGACTGCCTACATTACGATCAACCATCATTGCGTAACGATTTTTAAACGTGTAGTACGAAGAAAAATCCAAGTAATACGGATCTAAAAAATAGCACTGTGTATATAAATCTAATGGACTTTTTGTCACTGGCGAGCCTGTCAGTATTCGTCTATACTTCGCATAGTCTCGTAGTTTCAAAACGTTTTTGGTTCTTGACGCTGTGGGTGATTTTATGGTTGTTGATTCGTCAATTGCCATTAATGCAGAATGTGAAAGTAGAAATTTTTCGGCTATTCTTAGCCCTTTTTTCGTACTAAAGGCTTCTATATTCATTAAAAATATAACTAATTCTTCTTCGTGTTTAAATAACTTTCTATTTTCCGCGTCCTGTTTTTTTGTTTGCGAGGGCGACCATGTCACTACATTATACAAAACATGTTCTGGCATGTGTATAGGTATTTCTTGTCTCTCCCAATTACGATAGACACCTTTGGGTGCAATAATTAATGCCGCATTAATTTTACCTTTATCATAGAGCATGGCAATATTATCAACCAATACTTTGGATTTACCTGTACCCATTTCCATAAATAGAGCATAGTTTTCTTTGTTGTAGCTTGCTCCCAACGCATGTAACTGATGCTCGTATGGCTCTGTTTTAAATTTATAATCCATAATGTCGTCCTTCTTTAATTCTTATTTTGTAAATAACACTTGCCAAAAGTATTGTCAACCGTTATAGCCATTTGAAAGGAGAAAGAATGGTTAAAATAACAGATATAAAATATTTAGCGAGTTCTTCAAAAGAAAAAGAAGTTATAACAGAAGAAAAAGGAATAGTATATGTTGTCCAAGAGGTAACAGGTAGAAATATTTTGAGCGCCGAAAAATTTGGTAAGCTAGAATTATTATTACCGGAAGGCTCTCAATTGGTTTTGAGTGCCGGACCAACGGTGAAAAGATTAACATATAGATTAAGAAAATTTAATGATAACGATTATTTATTGTTAATGGGAGACCCGGTGGCTATTGGTATCGCGTGCGCTGTTGCTGCGACAAATAACCGCGGGCAATTTAAATGCTTGAAATGGGATAGAAGAGAGTATAAATACTATCCTGTAGAAGTTAACTTATACGAGAGAGGAGAAATTGATGAATAACTTACTCGACGAAATGGAGAGTGATGTAACAACGCCTACGATCGGTGACAATTCCTTAAAAGAAATGGCTGATTTGTGCGCGGAACAAGCGTCGCTTCAAGAAGAAATGAGACAGTTAGAAGAACAGTTAAAAGCAAAAGCAAAATCTGTTCGTAAATTGTCACAAGAAATAATTCCGGCAAAGATGTCAGAATTAGGATTAGAAAGTTTAACATTAAAAGATGGTTCATCTGTAAAGGTGAAACAATTAGTGCAAGCTTCTATTCCTGTGAGATATCGTGAGGACGCTTTTAAATGGCTCCGCGATAATGGACATGGCGACTTGATTAAAAACCAAGTGTCTGCTACGTTCGGTAAAGGTGAAGATTTATCTGCAAATGAATTTATTGACAAGATAGCTTCATTAGGTTATGAGCCTACACAGAAGGTCTGGGTGGAACCTATGACTCTCAAAGCGTTTGTTCGAGAACAAATCACTGAGGGAAATGAGTTACCGATGGACACGTTCGGAGTCTTTGTTGGCGCCGAAACAAAAATAAGTAAAACGTAAAAGGAGAAACATTATGGCAAACGCTAATGTTGCAAAAAAAGAAAGTCAATTACCTGCACTAAGTCTAGATACAATGGAAGGGGACGCACACAGCGGCCTTGAAAATATTTCACAAGATGACTTAGCGACACCAAGACTAAAAGTCTTGATGCAGTTATCACCAGAACTAGAAGACCTAGAAGGCGCTAAAGCCGGAATGATCTATAATACAGTGACAAATGAACTGTATGATGGAGCAGCAGGTATTCGTGTTCTACCATGTGCGTATCAACGTCAATACGTTGAGTGGGCTGACAGAGGACAAGGATCGGGTGCACCGATTAATGTCTTTGATGCTTCAAGTGACATCTTGACAAAAACAACACGCGACGACAATAACAAAGATCGTTTAGAAAACGGTAACTATGTTGAAACGTGTGGCAACCACTATGTACTACTTGTTGGTGACAATGGAGATGCAACTCCGGCGCTACTTACAATGAAAGCTACACAGCTTAAAAAAAGTAGAAAGTGGAACTCTATGTTACTTAATCTCAAATTAAACGGTAAGAATGGACTATTTACTCCACCATCTTACAGTCACTACTATCGCCTCAAAACGACAAAAGAGGGCAACGATAAGGGTAACTGGTATGGTTGGGAAGTTAGTAGAGAGTCTCAACTTGAGGACGCTAACCTTTATAATGTCGCTAAAAGCTTTGCTGAAAGCGTGAATAAAGGAGAAGTTAAAGTCAAGTATGAGGAAGAATCTTCTACTGATCAAAAAGTTCCGTTTTAACTAAACACGGGGCGGGCTTGTCCGCCCCTTTTTAATTATGAGAGAATATGGACGAGAGAGTAAAAAAATTTAAGAGTATATTTTATGGATTAGACCGTGCGTATGGTCAATATAAAAGTGATGGACAATCGGTAAATGGAAAAGCCGGTGGTCAAGCGTATATATTAAAGAAACCAGTTGTTGATCAATTATGGATTGATCATTTAGATAAGAAAGAACCAAGTCTTGGTATTATACCAATACGAGATGATTCAACATGTATATGGGGCTGTATTGATATTGATACATATCCTTTAGTTCATAAAAATATTGTAAGAAAAATAAGAGATTTAGAATTACCTTTGGTTATGTGTAAATCAAAGAGTGGTGGTGCACACGTATTTTTATTTTTAAAAGAACCCGTGCAAGCGAAGTTGGTTCGTGATAAACTACAAGAATGGGCAGGAGAATTAGGTTATGCAAATTGTGAAATATTTCCAAAACAAATTGAGATACAAGCGGATCGTGGAGACACTGGAAACTTTCTTAATCTTCCCTATTTCGGTGGTGATGATTCTATGCGTCATGGCTTTAGCGATGATGGTAGTGGGGCTAGTCTGGACGTTTTCTTTTCTTTATATGATACTTATTGTACGACCGAAAAAGATTTAAAAGAATTTAAAGTTAAACGAAAAGAGATACCAGAATTAAATGATGGTCCACCTTGTCTATCAACATTAATGTCACAAGGAATACCGCCGGGTGGAAGAGATAATACTTTATATCAATACGCAGTATACGCAAAAAAGAAATGGCCGGATGATTGGTCAGCAAAGATAGAAGAATTTAATCACAAGTATATGGAAACACCGTTGCCGGCACAGCAAGTATTAAAAACAATAAGACAGCATGAGAAAAAAGATTATAAATATAAATGTAAAGATCAACCTATGTGCGCTGTGTGTTCTTTAAATATATGTAAAGGAAAACAATATGGTATAGGTAATTCTTTTGATCATCAAGTGAGTGACTTAACAAAATTTGAAAGTGATGAATCAATTTGGTTTTTAAATATTAATGGACGAAGACTTAAATTAAATACGGATCAGTTATATGATCAACATAAATTTCGAAAAGCATGTTTAAATGAAATTAATGAAATGCCTAATATGATGAGACCTAATGATTGGGATAGTCGTATACAAGTATTATTACAAGATTTTGAAGTTATAAAAATGCCTACAGAGATTACAAAGACAGGTAGATTTGAAAATTTACTTTCTCATTTTTTAGAGGATCAAGGAGAAGCGGAACATATAGATGAAATAGATATGGGAAAAGCTTTATTTGAGGAAAAAGAATATGAAGAGAAAGATGGTAAAGTTAGAAAAGAAACCGCTTATTTTAAATCAGAATGGTTACAAAAGTTTTTAAAGAAAAATGATTTTAAAGATTTTAATACTACAGAAATGACAGCGCATATTCGAAACAAGTTAGGTGGAGGAGATATAAGACGTAAGGTAAAAGGTAAAACAGCATATCTTTGGTATGTACCTTGGACGAAGAAAAATAATGAAGAATATAAAACACCGGACATGGGAGAGGATACACCGTTTTGAGAAACATTATTTTTGGACCACCGGGCACAGGTAAGACAACGCACTTACTACGTATAGTAGAAAAAGAGTTGCGTGAAAATAAAGTTAATCCTAATAAGATTGCGTATCTTGCTTTTACTAATCAAGCGGCTGATGAAGCTTTATCACGAGCTATTTCACAATTAAATTATAATACAAAAGATTTTATGAACTTTCGTACACTGCACAGTTTAGCATACAGAGAGTTACATTTAAAAGAAGAAAACATAATGAGTGATAATGATTATAATTTTTTATCAAATAAATTACAGATAAAATTAAGTAATCCCAATAAAAATGTGAAAGCATATGGTACGAGTTTTCCCGATGATGTATTCATGCAAGTAATTGATGGAGCAAAAGTGAGAGGACTTACGACAGAAAACTTTTTTAATGATCCTAGCATAGGACATTTGCCGGGCGGTATTTTAAAATTAAAATACATTGATGAAGCATTAATTAAATACAAACGATCAAGAAACAAATACGACATGACAGACATGATTGTTGATTTTAATCAAAAACATTATGACACTATGCCAAATTTTGATGTGGTGATTATTGATGAAGCACAAGATTTAAGTTGGCTACAATGGAAAATGGTAGAGCGCATTGTAACGAATGCAAAGCGTGTCTATGTAGCGGGTGATGATGATCAAGCAATTTATCGTTGGGCGGGTGCAAGACCAGAATACTTAATGAATATGGAAGGAACACGAACCATATTAAATGAATCATATCGCCTGTCAAAATTAATTCATGAAAAGGCTGATAAACTTATCAAGCGTGTACAAGATAGAGTAGATAAAGAATGGACAGCACGGGATGAAAAGGGACAAGTAAATATTTATCCTGTTGAACAATTACAAAAAATGAAAGAAGGTAATTGGCTTATTCTTGCAAGAGACAGATATCGTTTAGATACATTAGAAGAAGATTTACGAATTTATGGTTATTATTTTTCGCGAGGAGATAGAACATCTATTAATAAGCGCGTACAAGACGCTGTTCTTGCGTGGGAAGATGTACGCAAAGGAAAGTCACTTAATATAAAAAGAGTTAAATCATTTTATAATTATATTAAAACAGGTACAGGCGTTGCAAAAGAACACAAAGCGATGAAGAATGTTGATAAAGAAAAGTTATTTACTTTTGATACATTAACAGCGGACTATGGATTGAAAGTCGATAAAGAATTGCCTTGGTTTAAGGCTCTAGAAAATATTGAGCCTCAGAAAAAAACATATGTCCGTATGTGTTTACGTCGTAAAGAAAACATTAGACGCGAACCACGGATCAAACTATCAACGATACATGGATCAAAAGGTGGTGAAGCAGACAATGTTATGTTATTGACTGATTTGTCTCGTAAGACGGATGCAGAGTATTGGCGAAAACGAGATGAAGAAAGACGTGTGTTCTATGTGGGAATGACGCGTGCAAGAAACACTTTGAACATTGTGAGGTCACAATCGGATAGAGAATTTACGGAGGCTTTTTAATGCCCTTTAATATAGATACAGCGTTAAAACAATTAGACGTAACACAAAAGCAAGTACAGAAAATAAAAAACGAACTACCTAAACTGAAACGTGAAAATGTGGAACAGTCTTTAAAAATTTTAAAAATTGATTTGCAGTTGTTGCGTCAAGATTTACAATTTATAAAACAAGAACAGGAGAAAAATGGACAGTAGAGAATATTTAGAAAAAACTCTTAAAGTAATAAGAGGACCAAGAGAAAGAGATTATGGCGATAAGTACATGAACCATGTTAACATTTCTAAGTTATGGAGTGATTATTTAAGTTACGAAATATCTCCTCACGATGTGGCTATATGTATGTTGCTTGTTAAAATAGCAAGATTAAAGCATAGACCAACAGAAGATTGTTATGTAGACATTGCGGGATATGCGGCCATTGCCGGAGAAATTGAAGATACAACGCAAGAACTATTAAATAAGGAAAACTAGTGACACAGATACCTTTATTTCAACCACCAAGTGAATGGACTCCTCCGGAGGATATACCTAATTTATCCGATGCTAAAGAAATTGCTGTCGATTTAGAAACATATGATCCAGATTTAAAAACAAAAGGTCCGGGTTGGGCTATTGATAATGGGTATGTGGCCGGTGTTGCGATTGCAGTAGAAGGTTGGAAAGGGTATTTTCCTATACGTCATGAGGGCGGTGGTAATTTTGATGAAGCTATATTTAAACGACAATTACAAAAGATTATGGATTTGCCTTGTGATAAAATTTTTCACAATGCCAGTTATGATGTGGGATGGTTACGTTGGTGGGGAGTAGAAGTAAAAGGAAAAATTATTGATACACTGATTGCCGCTCCACTAATAGATGAAAATAGATTTCGGTATTCACTAAACGAGTTAGGTAAAGATTATTTAAAAGATACAAAATCAGAAGCCTTGCTGTACGAAGCCGCAAGAGAATGGGGTGTTGATGCAAAAGGAGAAATGTATAAGCTACCGGCTATGTATGTTGGTCCTTATGCGGAGCAAGACGCGGATCTTACACTAAGACTATGGCAATACTTTAAAGTAGAATTAATCAAGCAAGAATTATCAAGTATATTTGATTTAGAGACAAGATTATTTCCTTGCCTGTTAGATATGAAAACAAAAGGAGTGCGTGTTGATCTAAGTAAGGCCGAAAAAATAAAAAAGAATTTACAAAAACAAGAAGATAAAATCTTATTACAAGTTAAAAAAGACACTGGTGTTGATGTGGATGTATGGGCGGCGGTAAGTGTAGCCAAAGCATTTGATAAATTAAATATCAAATATGAACGTACACCAAAATCCGGGCAACCAAAGTTTGATAAAAACTTTTTAGTTACACACAAACATCCCTTGGCTAAAATGATTGTCACGGCAAGAGAATTTAATAAAGCTCGTACAACTTTTATTGACACAATTCTTACACACTCTTACCACAGTAGAATTCACGCCGATATTAATCAAATGCGTGGTGAAACAGGAGGAACTGTAACAG